AATACCAGTACCGATGAGGGTAGCTGCAACTTTTACCTCCTCTGGCTCTTTCCGAGTTTACACTACAGCTGCTCACACCATAAGCGCCCTATCAGCATTTACCTATCTGGATGATAGTATAAGTACCTTGCTTGATGTCACTACTACAGGATTGATTGCAGGAGATGCAGGATACATCTCATCACTTGCTGATGCTGATGCTTACATTGCCTTTGACGCAGAACTTTAATAGGACATTATTATGTATAAACTAACAGAAAATTCAATAACAAGATTATTAGATAACGCTTCTATTCCAATAGCTGAAGGTAATAGAGATTATCAAGAATACCTAGCATGGGTAGCAGAAGGCAATACTCCAACTCCTGCTGATATTCCACCACCACCAACATATCAAGAACTACGAGCCGTTGCTTATCCATCAATCCCTGACCAACTAGACTTACTCTATCATGGCGGACTTGTTGGTTGGAAAGAAGCTATTGATGTGGTTAAAACGAAATATCCAAAAGGAACTTAATAATGTTAGCTAAAATATTATTAGCAACAACTCTACTCTTTGCTTTTAGTTACACACAGGTATCAGCAGAAACAGACCTTCCTGATATTATGGTAATGACAACAGAGGTAGGGACAGTAACGCTAACAGAGAAGGCTTGTTCGTTCCCAGTTCTACTTAACATGCCATATGAAATTATTGCTACAGAGAACGGTAATAGTCATACAGGTTGTTGGAATACTAGATTAGGGGATACACATGTCTATGTAGCTTTTCCTGATGATGTACAGAACCAAGTTATTCCTATGCCAAAAAAATGGTTTAGTGGTGTAGATGTGGAAGCTCTATAATGACAATCGAAGAGGAAGGTATTATGTGTAAATGTAAGGAATGTAAATGCAAACTTTGTAAATGTAAGGGATGATAAATATGACTCCAGAAGAACATAAGAAAGCTATTAAAGAAGGCTTAAGTGAATGGCTTAATGAAAAGTTTGCTGAGTTTGGTAAACTATCCGTTAGGGGAATACTTGCTATGGCTTTAGTTGCTTTAGTTTATCTGTGGTCTGTATCACATGGATGGAAAATATGAGTTACCTAGCTAGACTATTAGGAAAACCAGTTGTCTGGTCTTTAGCATTACTAGTAGCATTACCTATTACTCCTATTATTGCTTGTCTATTATATGGATGGTCTTACTAAATGCTAAACATACTATTACCACTAATCTCCACTGTGATTGATAGAGTCATCCCAGACAAGAATGGTGCAGAGAAAGCTAAACAAGCTATAGAGGCAGAGCTTATTGCTAATGCAACACAACTCAACCTAGCTCAAGCAGATACTAATAAAATAGAAGCAGCTCATAGAACCGTATGGGTAGCAGGATGGCGACCATTCATAGGATGGGTATGTGGAGTAGCAATGGCTTGGCACTTTGTTGGTGTACCACTCATTATGTTTTTAGCTGCTTGGTCAGGAACAGTAATACCAGAGCTACCTGTCTTTGATATGAGTAGTTTAATGACGGTACTAATGGGTTTATTAGGATTAGGTTCTATGAGAACATTCGAGAAAATGAAAGGATTAACTAAATAATGCCATACATGACTATTATCATAGAGTTCTACTTTGGTAATCAACTAGCAAAGTCTAATTAAAAAAAGAAGAATATAATTATGTCTCAGATTGACCAAATCAGGGAAGCTGCTGAAGCAGACTTACTTACCTTTATTAAATTAGTTGCTCCTCATATATTATATGGAGCCTTACATGAAGAACTTATTAGTTGGTGGGCAAGATCAGAAGCTAAAGATAACCAATTAGTCCTACTTCCTCGTGGACATATGAAGAGTAAGCTCATTGCTTACAGGACAGCTTGGCATATAACTAAGAATCCTGAAACAACAGTACTCTATGTATCAGCAACAGCAGATTTAGCAGAGAAACAGCTCTATGCAATAAAACAGATAATAGATTCCCCCATCTATCGTAGGTATTGGTCAGACATGGTCCATCCTGAAGAAGGAAAAAGAGAAAAATGGGCAGTAGCTGAAATATCTGTTGACCACCCTCAACGCAAATTAGAGGGTATTAGAGACGCTACAGTAAAAGCGGTAGGGTTGACCTCAAACACCACTGGTTTTCACGCTGACGTGGTCGTACTGGACGATATAGTAGTACCTGGTAACGCATATACAGAAGAGGGAAGAGATAAAGTAGCTTCAGCTTATTCACAGCTAGCCTCTATTGAGAATCCTGGTGCGGTTGAGTGGGTTGTTGGCACTCGTTATCATCCTAGAGACATTTATGATACTATGATAAACATGAAAGAGGTTTATTATGCTACAGATGAAGAAGAAGAAACCGAACATGAAGTATATGAACTCTTTCAAAAAGTAGTAGAGATAGACGGAGAGTTTCTCTGGGCAAAACGAACAAGAAGTGATGGGAAGTCTTTTGGTTTTGATGCTAAGGAACTTGCAAGGATTAAAGCTAAATACATTGACCAGACACAATTCTTTGCTCAGTATTATAATGATCCTAATACTACAGAAAGTGCTAGAATTAATAAAGATAACTTTCAGTACTTTGATAAAGCAGTCTTACAAAATAAAGAAGGAGACTGGTATATTAGAGATAGAAAACTAAACATCTATGCAGCAATTGACTTTGCGTTTAGTTTAAGGAAACAAGCAGATTATACTGCTCTTGTAGTAGTAGGTGTTGATCACCAAGCAAACTATTATATCTTAGAAATAGATAGATTTAAAACAGAAAAGATTGTAGATTACTACAAACATATATTACAGTCATGGGAAAAATGGGGATTCAGGAAGATACGTGCTGAGATTACTGTAGCACAACAAACGATTGTAAAAGAACTAAAAGATAGTTACCTTAAACCTAATGGAATACCTTTGTCAATAGATGAGTTTAGACCTACAAGACATCTAGGAGATAAAGCCCAACGAGTGGGTTCTGTATTAGAACCTAAGTATGATAACTTACAAATATGGCACTACAAGGGTGGTAACTGTCAGACATTAGAAGAAGAATTAGTAATGGTACATCCACCACATGATGATATTAAAGATGCCTTATCTAATGCGATAGCTATATCTTTAGTTCCAAAGGTAAGAGCATATCAAGGTTTAAGTTTTAGTAAACCATTACCAACCCACAGCAGGTTTGGCGGGATAACACATTAAGGAAATAATATGGCAGGTGAAGTAGCACAAATAGAGCAAGCAATTGGTACAGAAAACTTAGCTAAGACACTAGCTGGATTATATAACCAATGGTGGATTCAAAGAAATAATAAAGAATCAGAATGGAGAGAGTTAAGGAATTACCTCTTTGCTACTGATACTACAACTACGTCTAATAGTTCTCTTCCTTGGAAAAACAAAACTACTCTTCCTAAGTTAACACAGATTAGAGATAATCTACATGCTAACTATATGGATGCTTTGTTCCCTAATGACAACTGGATGAAGTGGGAAGGAGCTACACAAGAAGCTACTACCATGAAAAAACGCAAAGCTATTGAAGCTTACATGAAGACTAAACTGAAAGAGTCTAGGTTTAGAGAAGAGGTTAGCTTACTTGTTTATGACTATATTGACTATGGTAATTCTTTTGGTGAGGTTATGTATGTTAATGACTCACATGTAGATCCTATTACGGAAGAAATTATTACTACTTACAATGGTCCTAAACTAAAAAGGATTTCTCCTTTTGATCTTGTCTTTAATCCTATAGCATCTTCCTTTGCTAAGTCACCAAAGTTTACTAGAAAAGTAACCTCTATTGGTGAACTAAAAAAACAACTAACTACCCGTCCTGACTTAAACTATGACAAAGCAGCTTTTGATAAAGCTGTGGCTATTAGAAAAACTATATCTATGTTTAGAGTAGAGGATGTAAACAAAGCAGAAGCATACATTGCTGATGGCTTTGGTACACTACAAGAATATTATCAATCAGGTATGGTAGAGATACTAGAGTTTGAAGGAGATTGGTATGATAAAGATGAAGATAAACTCTATGAGAATAGATTAATAACTATCATTGACAGATCTTATATTCTAAGAAACATAGAGAATCCTAGTTACATTGGTCATGACAGCAAAGCTCATGTAGCATGGAGAAAACGTCCTGATAATTTATATGGTATGGGACCACTAGATAACCTAGTAGGTTTACAATATCGTATTGACCACCTAGAGAATGCTAAGGCAGATGCACTAGACTTAACTATCCATCCCCCTATGGTAGTTAGAGGTGAGGTAGAACCATTTACTTGGGGTCCTGAAGTAACTATTCATTTACAAGAAGATGGTGATATACAAATGTTACCACCTAACCCTGCAGCTTTCCAAGTTAACAATGAGCTAGCAGCACTAATGAATACAATGGAAGAGATGGCTGGTGCTCCTAAAGAAGCAATGGGTATAAGAACACCTGGAGAGAAGACAGCCTTTGAAGTACAGTCATTACAGAATGCTGCTGGTAGAATATTCCAAAATAAAGTTAATCAGTTTGAGATTGAGTTCCTAGAACCTGTTCTTAACATGATGTTAGAAACTGCTAAACGGAATCTTAACTTACCAGAATTAGCTAAAGTCTATGATGATGACTTTGGTGTGCAAGATTTCTTGTCTATTACTAAAGAAGATTTAACCGCACGTGGTAAAATTAGACCTATAGGTGCTAGACACTATGCAGCTAGAGCACAGTTACTACAGAACATACTAGGTATATTTAATAGTCCTATTGGTCAAATAATTGCTCCACATGTATCACCTAAACATTTAGCCGAAATGGTAGAGGAGTATATGGGTTTTGATAAATATGGATTTATTAAAGATAATGCTGCATTATTTGAAGCAGGAGAGCAAGAGAAAATTAAAATGCAGATTCAACAAGATTTACAATCTCAGCAAGCAGGTCCTTCTATGGAAGAGCAAATGGTGGATCAACAGATTCAGCAAGTAGAAGGGCAGATGCCTCCTGAGATGTAATACATAGGTCAAGTATTACTTGACTTTTACTTAAAAATATGGTATAATTATAGTATGGATTTAAAAAGTGATAAAGCACAGTCTTTAACAAAGAAACAAGTTATTGAAGAGTTAAAGGTTTACCTTGATGATCAAGTAGGAGTATCTCAAAGAAAGTGTATAGATGAAGAATCTTTCAAACTACCTGCTTACAATGAGTATCAAGCTTATCATAGAGGTGTCCAAAAAGCTTTAACAAAACTATACAACTTATTACCTTGACCAAAGGAGAAGCAACATGGAAAATGAAACACAAGCAACAGAACAACCTGTAGAGCAGAGTACCAACGAAGCTGTACAAACAGATACTGCACCAAAGACATTTGAAATTCCGACCGAAGTTCAAGCATTAGTTGGTGAAGGGAAAAAGTACCAGAGCACAGAAGATGCATTAAGATCTGTTCCTCATGCACAGAAGCATATTGAGACTCTTGAGTCTGAACTTGCTGAAGTAAGGGAAGAACTAACTAAACGCAAAACTACTCAGGAACTTTTAGATGAAATCAAGTCTGGAGTTCAACCGACAGCCACGACAATGCCAGTAGGGGAACTTAATCAAGATAGCGTAATGGATTTAGTTAATCAAACATTAAGTATTAGAGAGAAACAAGCTACGGCTAAAACTAATGCTGATCAGGTAGCGAAAGCTTTTACTAGTCAGTATGGTCAAGAAGCTGAAAAAACTTATAACTCTATTGCTAATGACTTGGGACTAACTGTTACACAACTAAACGAGCTTGCAGCAACAAGCCCTAAAGTAGTATTAAAAGCAGCAGGATTACATTCTGCTAAAGCACCTTCAGGTTCTTTTGAAAGTGATATTAATACACAAGCTTTAAGTAATCAAACAACTCCTGCAATACTATCTGCAAAGGTAAAAGGGGGTTCTACGAAAGACTTATTAGCTGCTTGGGGTAACGCTAAAGCTAAAATACAACAACAGTCTTAGGAGACTTTTAAATGTCACAACTGACAAGTAATACTACTGCCTTTATTGAGGCACAGCAGTATTCTCAGTTTATTCTTGATAACTTACACGACTACCTTCTTCCAGAAGGGATGTGGCGTGATGTAACAGACTTCGGTTCAGGTACAACACTTAACATTAAAACTGTCGGTACTGTAACACTTCAAGATGCAGCAGAGGATACACCTTTAAACTTTACAAACATTGACACAGGTACTATCAACCTAACTATCACTGATTACATTGGTGATGCTTGGAAAGTATCTGATGACCTTCGTGAAGATGGATCACAAGTTGATACATTGATGGCTATGCGTGCAATGGAATCTACACGTGCTCTTGGTGAAAACCATGAGTCAAGATTCTTAGGTACAGCTAACGCAGGACAAACCGCAGCAGCTCTTAACTTAGTGAATGCAAGACCTCACCGTTGGGTAGCTGGAGGTGCATCAGCAACAACACGTAACATGGTGTTAGCTGATTTTGTATCTATGAAACTCGCATTTGATAAAGCTAACTCACCAGCAGGTGGTCGTATAGCAATTGTTGATCCTATCGTAGAAGCTTCTCTCAACACTTTGATTTCTTCAACATCAGTAATTAATAATACTCCGCAATTCCAAGGTGTTGTTAATGAAGGTTTTGCTAAAGATCATCGTTTTGTAAGAAACATTATGGGTTGGGATGTATACACATCAAACTTTGTACCATCATTGACTGCAACTGAAGCTATTGACGCTTCTGCTTATAGTCTTGCAAATGACACTGGAGAAGTTGGCGATAAAGCTAATGTCTTTATGTGTGTTGCTGATGACTCTTGTAAACCTGTTATGCATGCATGGAGACGTGCTCCGCAAACAGAAGGATGGAGAGACAACGAGGAAAGAGCTGATAAATATCAAGTTACTTCTCGTTTTGGTTTCGGTGTTCAGCGTGCTGATACACTGGGTGTGATTATCACTAACGACTCAACTTACTAGGAGATATATATTATGACTATTGAATTAGCTCCTATCAGGGGCGTAGCAAGTCACTACGGGGTTCGTACATCTAATAATGCATTAGGTGGTCAAGAATCTACAAAAGAGGGTATTGTTAAAAGTGCGGAGTGGTCATTTAGCTACGACAATCTTTCAGCAGTACTAAACAGTAATCTTGCACAGACTATACCTGCAAATGCTTCTATCGTTGAAGCTACTTTGTATGTAGATACTGCTTGGGTTGGTGGTACTAACCTAACTATCGGTTTATATACACCAGCTGGTGTTGCAATTGATGCAGATGGTCTGGTTGTAGCAACAGTTACAGCATCATTAACTGCAAATAAAGTTATTGCTGGTGGTGGTGCTTTAGTAGGCACTACTGTTGGTGCTGCCGCAGGGCAATTAGTAGCAGCAACCACAGGTACTTATTCTGCAGGTACTGCCAGAGTTGTAGTTAAGTTTAAATACAACGTGTAATACAACGAGATAGCTCCCCTTTGGGGGAGTGTATCTCCCTAATTTAATACAGGAAATAACATGACTATACAACATAATCTTATTACAGGCAGTGATCTACATGAACCCAAAGGGGTAGCCACAGCAGCTAATAAGACTGTCTATGTTGCTAATGGATCAGCATCAGGGGCTTGGGTTTTACCTAGTACTACAGCCAATGTATCTATAGCATTTAATGCAGCTAGTCCTACTTATACTCAAGCTAATACTACCTCCGATGTAGTATTAGATCCTACTTGGGTTAGTGGAGTAGTATCAAACTTTACCGTGTTAACATCACCAAATGCTAGAATTAGGTATGATGGTACAGATACTGCCAGAAATGTTACTATTACAGTAACTATGGCTTGCAATCAAGCTTCAGGTAGTAATAAAGATGTAGAGTTTGCTCTATTTAAAAATGGTACAGAACTACCTGGTTCAAGAAGTATAAGAACTACAACCACAGGTGATTGGGGAAATATTGCAGTTATTGGAAGTACCGCTATGGTTACTAATGATTACATAGAAATTAAATCTAAAGCTAGTGCAGCAGCAACTATTCAATATGCTAGCCTGTCAATGAGTGTAATAGGAGTAGTATAATGGCTAAGTTAACTCTACTTGAAATGACTCAAGACATCATGTCTGATATGGATTCAGATGATATCAATAGTATTAATGATAGTGTTGAAGCTTTACAAGTAGCTCAAATAATTAAAACAACTTACTATAAT